CTACTGGAGAAGCTAGTAGATCTGAAGCACTTTCACTTCTTCTAATTGACGAAGCAGCATTCATTAAAAACATAGATGATATATGGACTGCATCACAACAGACACTTGCAACTGGTGGTAAATGTATAGCGCTATCTACTCCGAATGGTATGGGTAATTGGTTTCACAAAACATGGTCTGAAGCAGAAGCTGGTACAAACAATTTTAACTTTATTAGATTACACTGGACGGTGCACCCGGATAGGGGAAATGAATGGAGAAGCGAACAAAATAAATTGTTAGGTCCAGACATGGCTGCTCAAGAATGTGATTGTGACTTTATTAGTTCTGGTCAATCTGTGGTACCAGCTAAAATTATAAAGGAAATACAGGATAAGTGTGTACATGATCCAATAGAAAAAAGATATTCTGAAGGTTTATGGGTATGGAAACATCCAGAACCAAATAGAAAATATGTATTATGTGCTGATGTTGCAAGAGGGGATGGAAGCGATTATTCTGCATTTCACATATTGGATTTGGAAACACTAGAACAAGTAGCAGAGTTTAAAAGTAAAGTAGATACAACTAGATATGCTGGAATACTATTGTCTGTTGGTACCGAGTATAATGATGCTCTAATGGTAGTTGAAAACAACAATATTGGTTGGGCTGTTTTACAGGTATTGTTAGATAGAGAATATAGAAATTTATTTTGGATGCGAAGAGATTTAAAATACGTAGATTCTCAAACTCAATATTCAAATAAGTATAGAACCGAAGATAGGAATATGATACCTGGATTTACAACTAGCGCAAAAACTAGGCCATTGGTAGTAGATAAACTGTCTAAATTTTTAATGGAAGGACATGTAAGAATAAACTCTATTAGAACTATTGACGAATTGTACGTATTTATATTTAACAATGGTCGTGCTGAAGCTATGAAGGGATACAATGATGATTTGGTTATGAGTATGGCTATTGGATTATGGATACGTGAAACAAGTTTAAGACTACACGAAGAAAATTTAAGGGTAACAAGAGAAGCTATGTCTAAGATAGATGCAAACTCTGGAGTTTACACTATAGAAGAAGAAAACGACTACGGTTGGAAACAACATGTAGGAGATAAAAAAGAATCACTAACTTGGTTAATATAAAATGGCACAACAAGATACATTTTTAGATAGAATAAGAAGACTTTTTTCGTCTAACGTTATTGTAAGAAACGTAGGTGGTAGAAAGTTAAGAGTCATCGATACAGATGATATACAACAAGGGTCAAGAACATTGATGGATAGGTATACTAAGATGTTCAACACTGGAGCTGGATACAGCAGTCACATGGGTTACAGCGGAGAATTAGCAAAGGCGCAGAGGATGGCAATATTTAGAGACTATGAGGCCATGGATGACGACTCAATATTAGCTTCAGCATTGGACGTATACGCTGACGAATCAACAATGAAATCTGAATACGGAAATGTTTTAGAAATAAAATCAAATAATGCACAAATTAAAGAAATATTACACAATTTATTTTATGACATTTTAAATATAGAATTTAATTTGTGGCCATGGATAAGAAATATGTGTAAGTATGGTGATTTTTATTTACATTTAGAAATATCAGAAAAGTATGGAATTGTAAATGTAATGCCACTATCGCCGTATGATATATCTCGTGTAGAAAATTTTGACCCAGAAAATCCATATGATGTTAAGTTTGTGTTGGATGCAACCGATCCTAGAAATGTAATAGGAAATACAAACAGAAAAGAATTAGAAAATTTTGAAGTTGCACATTTTAGATTACTATCAGATTCCAATTATGCTCCTTATGGAAAGTCAATGATCGAGGGAGGTAGAAGAACATGGAAACAGCTTTCTCTTATGGAAGATGCGATGTTAATACATAGAATCATGAGAGCCCCCGAAAAAAGAATATTTAAAATAGATATTGGAAACTTACCTCCAAATGAAGTTGATACTTACATGAAAAGAATAATGGATAAGTCTAAAAAGGCTCCAGTTGTAGATGAACAAACAGGAGAATACAACTTAAGGTATAATATGCAAAACCTAACTGAGGATTTTTATTTACCTGTTAGAGGTGGAGATAGCGGTACACAAATAGAACAATTACCTGGTTTAACATACGAAGCAGTTGAAGATATAGAATACTTAAGAAACAAACTGTTAGCAGCATTAAAGATACCTAAAGCATTTTTAGGATACGAAGAACAGGTTGGATCAAAGGCTACACTAGCTGCAGAAGATGTAAGGTTTGCTAGAACCATAGAAAGAATTCAAAGAATAACGATCAGTGAGTTAACTAAAATAGCTGTTGCTCACTTGTATGCACAAGGGTTTACAGATAGCGCATTAGTAGATTTTGATTTGGAATTAACTAGTCCTTCTACAATATATGAACAGGAAAGACTTGATTTATGGGAAAAGAAAAATTCAATTGCAGAGTCTATGAAACGAGAAGGTATGATTTCTGAAGACTGGATTTATGATAATGTATTTGGTTTTAGTGATGAGGAAGTTGATAAGATTAGAGAACAAGTCGTAGAAGATAAAAAACAAACATTTAGAAAAAATTCAATTGAAAATGAAGGTAATGATCCAGCTAAACCTGCACAAGAAGGTCAAATGAAATCTGATCAACCTTCTATGTCAGATGAAAACGAAGATAATGACGACAATGATAGAGACAAGGAAGATAGGGAAACATATGGAGTTAGAGATGTGTTAGGAAAGTACGATTATACACATTCTACAAAAAAAGATAACACACCAGATATAAAACAAAAATATAGAAAGAGTCCTCTAGCGTTAGCTCATTTAGACGCAATGACTAAAAGTATGAAAAAGTCTGATGTTCAGATAATAAAAGAGATAGAAGTGTTAGACGAACAGTTAAACGGCAATGAAAAAGACTAGATTTTTACGGTCTCTTTATATTTATTAATGAAAACTTAGCTAGGTATAGATTATATGAAGCATTCTAAATTTAAAAATACGGGCTTGTTATTTGAGCTGTTGACCAGGCAAATAACATCAGATATTTTAAATGAAAGGGATTCGAAATCATCGGAGATCCTTAAAAAACATTTTAACAGGAACTCTGAATTGTTCAAAGAGCAAAGGTTATTCTCTGCACTATTGGATTCAAGGTTTAAAACTAGATCAAGAGCTGAAAAGATGGTTGAAACCACTATTAAAGCCTTTTCTACAAATATAAACACCAAAAAATTGAACAGGGAAAAGTATGAAATTATAAAGTCTATAAAAGAAAATTTTGATGTTTCAGACTTTTTTAAAAATAGGATTCCAAACTACAAGCTAATGGCTTCAGTACATAATATATTGACTAAAAACTATTCAAATCCAGTTAATTACGATAGATGTTATGAAACTATTGTTGAGAATATGACAAAATCTACTAAAAAGGTAGAAGAAAAACTGGTTAGTGAATTAAAAAATGAAAACAAAGATTTAAGAGCATTAGCATACAAAATCTTAGTTGAAAGATTCAATAAAAAATATAGTGGTACTTTGAACACTGATCAAAGAGGGGTTTTAAGGGAATACATCAACTGTATATCTAACACTACGTCGTTAAACGATTTTATAAGTTCAAAGTTCAAACACGTTTTATCTGAAATTAAAACACTATACCCTCAAATCGATAGCAAGGTTGTAAAAATAAAACTAAAAGAATGTGTAACGTTGTTAAATAAAACATCGATATCACAGAAAAACATTGAAAGTAATGTTTTAAAGCTTATGAGATTTTATCAACTCGTATCGGAGGTTAAGAGTGTCCTCAAAAAGTAAAAAGCTAGCCGAATTTTTAAAGGAGCTCATTCGTAAAGAATTAGAAGAGATGAGCGTGACCGGCGGTTTAGATGGTGGAGCTGGTCCACCTAAAACACCATATGCATTTAGAGATCCTAAAGATGACGATAAAGACGAAGATGATTTGAAATTATCAGCTGGTATGAGTGTCGTCAAAGAAAATTATTGGCATTATAGAAATGATGATTCTATGTCAACAAAACAAAAACTAGCTAAGTCTATGACAGAAATAAGAAACAAGATTACTGAAATAGAAAAGCTTGTCAAGTACAACGTAAAACTTAAAAATGAAATGAAATTCCAGTCGGATAGTTATATGAAAAGAACTAAAGTTGCTTTGAACAAGATTTCAGAAAAGCTTACAAGACTGGGAACAAAAGTAAAGGACTTAGTATAATGGATAAATCACTATTAGTAGACACTATTCCCTTCGAAGTTGACCCGAGTCAGATCAATGAATCGATGTCTAAAAACGGAGGAAGATTGGTTGTAAAGGGAGTTTTACAGCGTGCTGAGGCTAGAAATCAAAATGGTAGAGTTTATCCTAAAGAGATTCTTGTTCGTGAAGCTAAAAAGTATACAAACGAGTTTATTAGTGAAAGAAGAGCTATGGGTGAATTAGATCATCCAGATAGTTCAGTGGTAAATTTACAGAACGTATCTCATAATGTTTTAGAAATGCATTGGAGAGGTAACGATCTTCTTGGAACAGTTGAGGTTTTAAGTACACCAGCTGGTAACATATTAAAAGAATTATTTAAAAGTGGAATTAAATTAGGTATAAGTTCTAGAGGCTTAGGTTCTATAAAACAAGAATCTTCTGGAGATGAAGTACAGGGTGATTTTGAATTAATAGCGTTTGACTTCGTATCTAATCCTTCCACACACGGCGCATTCTTAAGTCCAGTTAATGAGTCTAAAGGATCGATCGTATCACAAAACAAATGGGGACCCGTAGAGGTCAGTATCAGAAACATTTTGATGGGGAATTAAGATGGCAAAGCTTAAAGATTTAATAAATGAAATTGGAATTGGTGGAATGGTATTTCCTGAAGCTGTAGGTGACATGAAAAGACCGGACGGTGCTTCTCTTTTGAAGATAGCAAAGGATATAGTTGCTAAGGAAGAAGACGAAAAGTTAATGACAAAAGAAGACTTAGTTGAAAAAGTTTCTAATTTTGCTTCTTACGGACCATCGATATACAAAAAACATAACTTAGCAGAGGTTGCAGAACTCTTTGTTGAGATTTCAAAAGCCGCTCAAAAACATGTTGTTGATGAAACAGCAGATTGGTTTGATAAAGTTACTGTTCAAAGAAATATGAAAGATTTACAAAAGCAAGCTCAAGGGTTTTCAAAAATATCTACAGAAGCTCAAGCTTTACAGGATAGAATGGCTGCTTTATACGAAGATATGGGCGGAATTTTAAATCGTTATTTTGACATTAAAGAGCTAAACGAGAAAAAATAATGCTTCTAAAAGAATTATATCAAGGAATGTACGGTAAGATCAATGAAGTTGATGACGACCAGATGATTCCGTATAAAGATAAAGATGGTGAGTCTCAAGAAATGTCTGCTAAGGCTGCAAAGAGAATGGCAAAAGATCATCCAGCTAAACAAGCTTATGATGCGATGGTCAAAGACGGAGGTTCTGCAGCTAAAAAGAGTGTAAACATTTTTGATCCTGAAAAGCCAGCCGATGAACCATCGCCAGATAAAACTGGCGAGTTAGGCGATGATGAAAGACAAATTGGTGGACCAAATGGGCTAGAAATAGACAGAGACGAAATTAAAAATATCATAATGAAAGATCCTGAAATACAAGATATTATAGGTGGCGATGATGTATATTGGGACGATGGAGATTTAGTTTCATCAAAATACGATGATGCCACTGTTGCATCGATAGATCCAAATAAACCAATGACTATTGGAGATTTAAAACAAGCAATAAAAGATTTTTCTGAAGAACAAGGCGCAGCACAAGCTGCTCGTGATAATCAAGAATTTGAGCCAGTTGAAAACGATAAAGACATAAATAGAATGCAACAGGGAATGCAGCAAGCAATTGGTGGAGATGATTACGAAGATGTACCAGATAGATTAGTGTTACAGGGTAAAATGAAAGCAGATAACGGTGAAACCATTATTGTATGGAAAGACACAGATGATGGTATGCTAATGG